TCCTGCCGGCGGGCAAGTTCGACATGGTGATCTGCAGCGACGTGCTGGAGCATGTGCCTGAGGATGAGGTGGATCAACTCATCGAGCGGCTGTTCGGGTACGGTCGTCTGATCATCTGGGCGTCGGTGTGCTGTCGCCCGGCCAAGAAGACCTTCCCTGACGGCACCAACATGCACGTGACGATTCAGCCCTACGAGTGGTGGGAGCGCAAGTTTGCCGCCTACTCCGAGGCCACGCGCATCCCCTTCGTTCTGGTGGAGACGCCCTGACATGGGCCTTGGCGACTTCTTGATGGCGGCCGGCGAAGCCCGCACGGCCCACGAGAAGACCGGCAGGCCCGTGCTCATCACGGATCCTGTCGGCACGCCCCAATGGTCTGAGGTCTTTGAGGGCAACCCGTACATTTTGCGCAAGCCGTTCGCGGCCGGCGGCTTCGTGCGCGTCATCAGTTCCTCGGGCAACCGCCCCTACATCGCGGCCAAAAGCGCCGGCCGGTGGACGTGGAAGCCGTACACGCCGATCCCGGCGGAGGTGTTCTTCACTGACGCTGAGCTTGCGTTTGCCGAGCCATACCGCGGCAAGATCATGATCGAGCCTGGGGGTAAGCAGATCGGCCACAAGAACAAGCTGTGGCTCCGCGAGCGTTGGCAAGAACTCGTCAACACGACACCGCTCCCCTTCGTGCAGTGCGGCCCTGCGATCGGCACGAAGTGGCTGGAAAGCGTTGACGCAGTGCAGACCACTACTTTTCGCCAAGCACTGGCGGTGCTGTCAGTCTGCCGCGCGCTGGTGACTACCGAGGGCGGCCTGATGCACGGCGCCGCGGCGGTCGGCACGCCAGCCGTGGTGCTGTGGTCCGAGTTCATTGATCCGAGCATCACCGGCTACGCCCAGCACCGCAACATCCGACATGCGCACCGCACATGCGGCATGCGCGTCAACTGTCCCTCCTGTCGCAAGTCGATGGAGGCAATCACCGTCCGCGAGGTTGCGGACGCTCTTGCGGAGGTCATCGGCGATCAGGCGTGCGTGAACAACAACGCTTCGGCCGCAGACCTTGCGGCTCGTGCCTCGGCCTCGGTGTTGAAGTAGCCTAAGTGGCGACAAGTTCCGTTATGGCCGATAAATGCTCGCCAACGTTTGAACCGTCGATGGAAGCTCACGCCTCTTGCACCACTTGTGTTGTTTGTGGCGCGCACCGGTTTGTTCTCCGAATTCTGCTTCCGGGTTGCTTCGCGCAGGTTCGAGAAAGCATTGTTGCTGCGGTTTCGGTCTTTGTGATCAATCTCGGCAGATGGCCACTTGCCAGTGACGTACACCCACGCCAAACGGTGAGCCAGGTAGTGCCCACCGTCAATGCCAATCATCAAGTAGCCATTGGAAGCCGCGCCAGCAACGGAGCCAACTTTGATCCGCCTGTTCGGACTGATCAGCCAAGTGAACGCGCCCGTAATAGGCTCGTAGTGCAGCACCTGTTTGAGCCTTTTGACTGACAACGAGTTTTTCATTTGCTACGTATGAAACTAACACAGAAAGGAGATTACCACGATGCCTAAGTTTCAAGATAGCTGGTGGTTCCCGGACCACGAGCAGCATCTCCCGCAGTGGATGGCGTCGCCCAAAGCACGCATGATCCTCAATGGCCGCCCGGCTTACCAAGGCAAGAAGCAGCAGGCGGCGTTGGCCGCCGTCCGCCAGCACCGCACTGCGATCGACGTGGGCGGGCACATCGGCCTGTGGAGCTACAACCTGGCGCACGCCTTCCAGCACGTGCACGCCTTCGAACCAGTCGAAGCCCACCGCGCATGCTTCGCGCGCAACGTGGAGGCGGTCAACGTCACGCTGCACGCTTGCGCGCTCGGTGCCAGCGAAGGGCGCGTCAGCATCCACACGGCGCCGACCAGCACCGGCGACTCGTGGGTCAAGGGTGGTGGCGACATCCCGATGGTGACGCTCGATAGCGTGGGGCTGGCCGATGTCGACTTCATCAAGATCGACTGCGAGGGCTACGAAGAGAACGTGCTGCGCGGCGCGATTGAGACGATCAAGCGCGACCGGCCCGTCATCATCGTCGAACAGAAGCGCGACATGGCCACTGCGCGCTTCGGTTTGGAACCGCTGGGTGCGGTCAAGTTCCTGCAAAGCCTGGGCTACCAAGTCGCGCAGGAGATCAGTGGCGACTACTTGATGGTGATGGCATGAAGGTCTACATCGGATATGACGAACGCGAGCACCGCGCCGCTGCGGTGTGCATGAAGTCGTTGCTTGACGCGACCCGCGGTGAAATTGATCCTGAGTTTCTTAGCCTCGGTGCGCTGCAGTCGCGCGGCCTGCTCACGCGACTCAACGACAAGCGCACGCTCCGTGAGTACGACCTCACGAGCAACGCGCACTACAGCACGCGGTTCAACATCGCACGGTTCCTCGTGCCGATCCTGTGCCAAGGTGGCATGAGTCTCTTCGTGGACTGCGATATGGTCTTCGAACGCGACCCGCGCGAGATGCTGCGCGAGGCGCCGTCCCGGCTGCCGCTGAGCGTGGTCAAGCACGAGCACGAGCCGACGCGCTCGGTGAAGATGATGGAGCAGGCCCAGAACGCCTACCCCCGCAAGAACTGGTCGAGCGTGATGCTGTTCAACTGCGACCATCCGGCCAACCGGCGCCTGTCGCTGTGGGACGTGAACCATCGCACACGGCAGGAGCTCCACAGCCTCTACTGGCTGCACGACGAAGAGATCGGCTCGCTTGATCCGGCCTGGAACTGGCTTGTGAACGAGCAACCCAAGCCGGACAATCTCGGCATCGCGCACTTCACCAACGGCGGCCCGTTCAACGACGGCTGGCCGGGTGCCGAGCACGATGACCTGTGGCTCAAGCACGCAGGAGGCTGACATGGCAACCACTCGCAAGGCGCCCGCCAAGGGCATGAGCAAGACCGAGGCGAAGATCGAGCGCGCCGAAGAGAAGCTGGTCAAGAAACTGCCGGCACCGGAGCGCAAGAAGTTCGCCGCGCTGCACAAGCGCGAGATGAAGGTCGAGAAGAAAGAGAAGTAGTGCGGGTTGAGCACCTGCACCCCGGGCTGCCGCGCACGATCCGCACGCACCCCAAGGCCCGGGGGATCGTTTCGGCGGCCGACATCTTCGTGACCAGCGGCGCGCGGCTACGGCTCAAGGCCGTCGTGTTCGAACGGCAGTCCGACTTGCGCCACTTCTGGCGCCACGTGCTCGGCCGCAGTGAACTCGGGCCGAAGTGCCTCGGCGCGGTCAACGGGCTGGGCTACGAGCGGATTGACATCGCAGGTGGTCGCGAGCGTTCAACACTGGTATGCGACCCGCGCTACTTCGCGATCATGGGCCTGGTGCTGGGCCACCTCAACATGGAGATCGTGACCCACGAGTCCGTGCACGCCGCGTTTGCCTACGCCGGCCGGCACCACAAGAATCTCTGGCTCACGGTCGGGGATCTGGAAGAGGAAGCGATCTGCTACCCGGCCGGCATCATCGCCAAGCGGATCAATGCGTGGCTGCACGACGAGGGTCTGTACGAACGAAAAGGCCGCCCGTAGGCGGCCTTTCCTCGACGTGCCGGTGACTCAGCCGGCGGCCAGCCGATCGATTGCGGCCTGCGCTTCGGCCTTCGCCGCGGCGAGCTCTTCGTCGGTCACGTCGCGTCCCTCGGCCTGCGCCTTGGCGATCGCGAGTTGGTAGGTCTGCAGCTGCGTGAGCAGTTGCAGCGAGAGGCCCACGAGGGCGGCTGCGTTCATTGCGAGGCTCCTTTCGTCGCCAGGTAGGCTTGGAGTGCGGTCAGCACGGTGATGGTGGCCGTCAGCTTGTCGCCGCCGGCCTGCGGGTTGGTCTTGTACGTCAGCACAGCCAGGTCGATGCCGGCTTCGGCGCTGCGCAGCGTGGAGACCACGTTGTCGCGGTCGGCATCGCTCAGCTTGCCGGCCACGCGCAGCGTGCTCGCGCTGTTGGCGATGGCCGTGACGGTGGCGTGCGCGGCCAGCACCTTCTGGTTGAAGGTGGCGGGCGCTTGCACACCCAGCGAAGCGCACGCAGCGAGCACGACGGCCAGCACGAGCGCGAGATAGAGGTTGATGCGTTTCACGGGTGCCCTTTCACAAGCTCATG